TTCACGATTTGCGCTAACGCTTCGGCTGTTGGTTGTTCTTCTGGTGTTGGTTGGTTGGTTTCATCGTGCAGCTGCTCGATGATTTTCAGGGCATCTAGTGCCGTGTTTGTTGCTGTTTTCATTGGTTACGCTCTCCCAAGCGTGGCGGCCTTGTTGGTTTGGCCTTGTATGTTTTTATCCTATTTTTTCGGTGTTGTCAAGTAATGTTTTTAGATTGTCAAGCGTGGCCGGTGTAGTGATCTGTTCGAGAGTTGCAAAGTAGATTGGCTTGATCTGGCAGCGATGACCGGCGGCAGCTTTTCTCGCTTCGTGCAGTGTGTCATATATTCCCACTAAGACACTTCCGGCGGCGGTGTTATTGGTTTCGATGGTGTAGCGCATACTTACTATAAGGATCGCTGGCCGGTGGAATGTAAAGGTGTGGCGGTTTTTTTTTGGGGTGCTGTGAGTGGTGGCCGGTGCAGTGTGGCCGGAATGATATCGGGCAGCTATTCAGCGGAGTGTCGTGGTTGGCGGTGGCGGTGTGGGGGCGGTAGCGGTAGCACCATCAAGGGGTAACGGTGCTACCGGTACTGCGGGTGTTATTTGGTGTGACGGTAGGCCAAGTGTGTGAACGGGTATATGCACAGCATCGTGGTTGTCCACCAGATTATTCCGGCATCTTTACCTACGGTAGCTGCACACAAGGCAAGTGTGATAACGGTAGTGGTGGCTAATGATTTGGTGACGATGTGGTTAGTCATTGGTTATCTCGCTATCTAACGTAATCGAGATTAGTTCATCGTTGGCTTCGGTTTCATACCTATCCCATTCGGCTATGTCGCCGTTTTCCCATAGGGTTTTGGCTTGTTGTTCGCTGTCTGCATCTACCCAATAGGTTGCTAAGACTGTTTCTTCTACTTGTATTTTGTAGGTTTTCATTGGTGCATCTCCAGTTCTTCTATTTCATAGATCATTAGTTCGTCAAGGTCAAAGTGACCATCTTCTAGTTCGGCTTGTATCATTCGCAAGGCCGTGTCGTAGTTTTCGATCACGTGACAGTTCAGTTCGTATCCTGCGCTAGTCCAAATAGTCCATTGTTTAGTCATTGGTTGTTCCATTCTGTTGGTGACGTTGGGAATGTTTGGTTTGGGTGTCTGCCGGTGTAATGCTTTATTGCGATACCGTAATCGTTTCGTTCGCTGTCGGTCATTGTTTCCCAAGCATCGCAATCTTCCTGTGTCCAGTCTGTTGTGTCAATAACAACAAGTGTTGCTGCATCACCAAAGGTTCCGGTGTCGGTGTCAAGCCATAGTCGGTTTGGGTAGTAGTCATTCATACTGTCACGGGTTTGTGTTTGCCGCATTATTTCGTTTATGAATGTGATATGCGATTTGCGCATAATCTGGTCGTAGTCGGTACTCATTTGGTTGTCTCCTGTTCTAGTTTTTCGGTTATCCAAGCGATGCAACGTGTGTGCCATTCGAGGGCATCTTCATACAAGGCCAAGTTTTCTAGGTCTGTATCGTTTAGGTAGTCAATCAGGCCAAGAATGTCGTTTCGTGTTGCTTTAGTCATTAGATATTTTCCTTTTGCTGAATACAGCAAGCATTTCGTTTAGCTGGTTAGCGATGGTGTCGTTGTTGTCGTTGTATTCGAGTTCACCTAAATATCCGTACTCCCATTTTCCTGTGTTTGGGTCATAGACGGTCTGGTTGTCCATATACATTTCTTCTGCTTCCGCATCGGTGTACCATTCGCAAGTTACGGTGTCGTAATAGACGATGAAATAATGCTGTTTATTCATTAGTCGTTTTCCATTTCCGCTAGTTCTGCTAGTTCGTCTAACGCTTCGACAGCTGCGGCGTGCATATCTTCGCCTAGTCCGGCGTATTCCAATACTGCTTCGCATTTGTCGGTGATTTCTTCCCACTGTTCATCGGTGAGATCGTTTCCAAAGTTGTTTATGAACCATTGACGATCCCAATAAGCGATCACTATTTCTTCATCGGGGTTTAATCGTGACAGCTCTTGTATTGCGTATTTGGCTTTCATTTGGTTGTCTCCGTTTCTGTGGTAGTCCAGTGGCAGTCATTCCAAGTAAGTTCGCCACGTGTTTTTGCTAGTTCGTCAATATATTTATTGACTGTTTCCGTAACGTTTTGTTCCGGAATGTTTTGGTCAATAGTTAGATGAATAACTACGTTCATTTTGTTGTCTCCATTTCGTGTTGTTGGTTGTGATATTCGAGATCATCGGTTTCCCAATAGACGTAGATTTGGCCGCAAGTTAGACATTCTGCGCAAGGATTACCGGCAAGTTGTGACCGGTAGAAATGCCATTTGTTCGGGTAGTTATCTACTATTATGCGGTTCATTTTTCACTCCAGAATGTTGAGTGAATAATGCTTCCATTTTCAGTAAACCGGCGTTCTCCGTAGCACTCTAAATGGTTTTCGATTTCTTCTTCGCCGGTAAGCCATTCGATTTGTTTGTAACCAAGATGTGCTAGTTGTCGGCAGATATCACGTATTTGGTCTGCAAACTGTTCGTTTTCGGGGCAGTCGCTATCTATTTCGTAACCATCTTCGTCATATCGGAATACGGCGACATTCACGGTATGTTCGTGGCTGTAATGGTTGCTTAGGCTGTTGCGGGTCAAGGTTGCGGTAGTGCCGTTGCCCCATTCCAGTTTTGGTGCATCATCGCTGTTGAGTGTGCCATAGATCGCAACCCCATCACCTTGACAGTATGACAGTGAATACTCCATTTTTAGGCCGGTACGCTTCGCCAGTTCTTTACTGCTGATCTCTCCGATATGTTCGCCGGTAAGCATCGCCAGTAGTTCGCCGTTCAGGTATTCGGTGATCTGATCTGCTTCTATCCATTCGTGCATATATGCACACATTTTTTCTAATGCGTTTTGACGAGCTGTGTCCGACAGTTCATCTAACGTAAATACGGTTCTCGATACCGTTACTTGTTTCATCACACTCTCCCAAGTGTTTCCCCCGTCAAGCGGGGCTAAAGAAAGTATGACTAACTATTTTTAGAATGTCAAGTAACGATTAGAAATATTTTTGTTTCCAGTAGTCAAGCAAACACGCTATGCGTTCATCACTCCATTCCGGCAGCGGGTTGTCACCATCACAATATGGTTCGCTGATCTCAAATAGTTCCGGCTGATCGTTCATTGTTTAGTCCACACTCTGATCGGCCTAGCGTGGCAAGCAACACGATGCGATGGCCGGTACTGATCTGTTGGCCGGATTAGTTTGTTTGCAGCTGCGTGACGTAAAACGGCACCGATGGCACGTGGTTCGTGTGGTGTTGGTAGGTGCGCATCAGCGAGTGCCTGCCAAATATCATCGGTAGTGAAATCTTTAGTATTGGTAGCGGTAGCGACCACTATGTCGTAACACTGTGCGAACCATTTGGGATCGGTAGTGGTAGCGACTTGTGTGATTGCTTTTTCTTTGGCTTCGGTAGCTGCAATGATGTCGAGAAGGTTCATTGTTCCCACCCTAAGTTTGTTGCTCGCCATACGGCAGGTGAAAAGTTTGCTTCAACGCTTTTCTTTTCTTCAATGCCGTTGTATAGACGAACGATGTGCAGGCAAGGGTCGTCGCCTTCTTGCCATTGTTCATCTTCTGTGGCGGTAGTTGGCGTTCCGTCATGTGTTGAGCAGACTGGTGGGCTGCAATATCCCATGTCGTAACCTGTTTTTATCCATTCATCGAATGTCATTTGTCCCTCACTTTGACCATTTCTGTTTGTTTATGTTTGTTACTACAAGTTGGTGGTTGCGCAACAGCAACGTGGGTGATCATGCGCTGTTGGCAACGTGGGCAAGACCAGTGTTCGCCTTTCATTAGAACGTTCGGCACTCACACGATTTGACGTAACGGGTTTTGGTTGAGTCATTCTCGAAGTCAGGGTCGGTGTAAAGAAACCCTGTTCCCTCACACTTATCGCAACCAATCTCTGCATGACGGACACCCATTACTTTGTTGAACATTGACTTGATCTCATACTGTGTCGGGTAGTGTCCCAATGTTTCAGCCATACGCAACACTTGTTTCGCGTCATCTTCTGAAGCGTCAAGTAACAGTTCGTCCTTGACCCAAGCGTTCTTGACGGTGTTACGTGCGATGTTGGTAGTGGGATACATCCCGCACAGGCGGTCAATCATCAACTCAATTAGAGCCGGTGTCACAACTCCACACCTTGCGCAATATGAGTACGCAACCTGGAGATAACCGATTCCGCTTGCTTCAGCGTCGCTCGACAAGCATCTAGTTCTGCGCTCAATGAATCAGCTGCGTCTTTGTAACGGTCACGTTCCTCGCGCAACAGTTCGTTAGCCATGTTCATCGCATCAACGCGATCCTTGTATTGCTCTAACTCAAATTCGATTGGTGTTTCTATACTCACGTCGTAACGCCTTCCTCTGTAGTGGTGTTGTTCCTGCCCATATCCCTGACTTTATGTTGTTGTCCATAGCAAAGTCAAGACATTCTTTTTTTACTTTGCAAGTAAAGCAAATAGTTCTTGCTTCAACGAGCTTGGCGTTGTTCGCGCCACGTTCATCTTCGTTTAGGAAGAACAGTTCTGGTCCTGCTCCTCGACACGATGCTTGCTCTGTAAAACCGAACTGGTTATTGACGAGACTGTAATAGTCCTCAGCTGCCGACATTTCTTCTCCCTCGTAGTCGTCTTGATATTCGTCTATAAATTCCAATGCCTTAGCCCGCCGTTCCTGTATAAGTATCGGGCTACCGCAAGGTTGCACCGTACATTAAACAGTACCGACAGATCGCCTCTTTGTGAAGCACATTCTTTTGCTGTAACAGAAACCCAGGTCGAGTTAATCTGAAGGATGCCCCTATCTTGTGAACCATTTTTGTTTAGAGTGCGGTTCCAAGACAGTCTGTTGCATCGGCTTTCGCGCCAAGCGATATACGAAAACGTTTGGACGGGTAGCCCGAACTCTGCGATCTCGTCCTCCCACTGGGGGCAACGCTTCGACTGGTCAGCCGGAACACCCTCAGGAACCACCTCAACAGGTAGTTCTAGAACCTTCTCAGACGTTCTGTAAGGCTCTGAGAGAGGCGATACTGACGGGTTCGCAGGGTTGGCAGGGGCTTCAGCAGCTTTAACCATGCTGCCGAAGGTAATCGTCCCTACTAGAGCAACGGCAAATAGCCGTACAAGTGATCTCATCGGTCCTCCAAGACTAGCAAATTTTGTGTGATGCTTATGAAATAAGGGAAACCAGTTCCGCAAACTCATCCAATGTCATTAACACGATACCGTCACTACTGCCATCAGGCATAGCAATCATCGCGAAAGGTCGTATGTCACCCAACGACTTCGATGCTTCAGATTGTTGACGAGCCTGATTGAAACGAGTAGCAATCGGACCCACCTGCGCACCGGCTTTGACTTCGACACGGAACATACCGCCCCAATGTTCTTCATGGCGAGTGCCTGCATTACCTGTCGCACTAAGACCCAACTTCTTCCTAGCACGTCTAGCTTTGCTATCACCTTTAGTTCGTGATCGTTTTCCGCGAGCAACAGGGTCGTTACATCCTTTGACCCGTCGCTTACCGTCACGAGCTTCACGTCCCAAAGTTCCGAACTTGGGGCAGCCATCAACCGTACATTTGTCTCTGTTTCCCTCACAGTAATCCTTCCTGTTCTGTTCGACTGGCATTACGCCTTCAGGATTGTGATGAGTTCAGAAATCTCAGACTTGGTGAGATCGTCCAGTGACTCGATGACACGGCCTGTTGAGTCTGATGCCATAGACAGTTGTTCCGCTTTAGTGGCGATGCCTTTACCTGATGCCAATGCTCTGAACATACCGATCTGTTTCGCTGTTGCTGGTGCGCCAGGTTCTTTGATCTGTGGGACACCGTTAGCAGGGTGGTTTGCCTTTGATTCAGCAACCACTTCTTCGGCAGAGAACATATTGATTACTGCTGCTACTGCTTCTTCGGTGGTCTTGAAGTTGGGGTTAAAGTCGTCCATCACTTCAGGTTCGGTGTCGTTGAACTGTGCTGCCAACTCTTTTGCTTTAGCAAACGCTTCACGCAACGATGGCATCTGTGACTCTTTCAAATCAGCGAGGTCGATCTTCGCTGACTTTGCGATCTGTTCATGGTCTAGTCCTGCACCCTTGCAAGCATCCACGAAACGCTTGATGTTGTCCATCGACACCAACGGATCGCTTGGCTTTGCTGGTTCAACCTTTGCTACTGGAGCAGGCTTAGCAACAGGGGCAGATGGAGTGTGTGATACATCTTCCCATTCGCTCTTTGACCAAAGTGCGAGATAGACGTTATGGCGCATGGCGCAATTTCTGAGTGCATCGCTGAGCAATTCCTTGTAGAGATCGGGTTTGGATGCCTGGACTGAACCGACACCTAAACGACGTACACCTAGCAAGGTCATCCATGCGGCCATGTGTGCCATGCCATTCTCTACACGGAACGCAGGCAAACCGAACTCGTCAAATGCGACTGGTTCCATTGTCCATGTTGGATCAATTTCTGATAAGGCTTTCTGTGTGTCTGCGTGACCTACGAAGTCAAGTTGCATCCCGCCTTTAGGTAGTTTGCCTACGATCTTCGGGTCAGGCACACCATATTTGCCAATGATTTCTTCTAGTTTCATTACTTCGCCTCCTTAGCGATAATCCGCATAGTGCGGAAGGTTGTTGTTTTCTTAAACTTTTCTGCCAACGCAGGATGCTCAGCCTCAAACTTCTTGGTATCAAACGAGGTGCGCTTACTGTTCTTCCATGATACGACCTGCGTCCCGTCAATCGCACCATACTCACAGTCCTGTAACAGCATCGCCAACTCACCCTTGATAAGTTCCTCGACCTGTTCAGCTTGACGTTTCTGCTCACGCGCTTGCGCCAATCGTTCTAGACTCGCGTACACCTCATGACCCAATACGACTGTGTTTCCATGACCTTCGGGGTAGAGCGTAACGGCATTGTCATAGGTGGGATCAGCCACGTCAGGCATCATGCCCATATCAATAAAGCCCAAGAATTTGCGGGCTGCTTCTATGTGAATCTGCTTTTCGTCGCTAGTTACGGTTTGTGTATGGAACTGGAGTTGGAGGTCGCTATCAAAAATGATCCAGTTGATCTCGTTACTACCAGTACATATCGCTTGCTGAACTCCTTGCCAGTACCAGGTTCGGGAAAGTTGTCCCGTCCATCGCTTGTTATAGGTTTTGAGTTCATAAAACTTTCCGCTGAGTGAACGACCATCCATCGTGGACATGAGGCGTACACCGGAATCTTCAAAGCAATACAGCTCTGATGGTTCGGTGATCGTTTCGTTGAGGATTTCTCCTGCCCAACCCATGAGTGGGCCTTCAAGGATTGTGCCTCGACGCATCGCATCATTCTGTTCCTTCGGCACAGGGGGTGTTGCTGCCAAAAGTTCTACCGCAAGGTCAGCTGGTGTTGTGTATTTGTGTTCACCATGAATCGCTGCGGCTACTGATGCGGTGATTCGTTTCTCACCTTTTTCGTTTGCCCAACGTAGGTT